TTTGTTTAGACGTTCATCATGTAGACAATAATCCAATGAACAATGAATTATCAAATTTAGCAGTATTATGTTGTATGTGTCATAAAAAGTTGCATAAAGGAATTATTAAATATGGATAAATCTAAACAAACTAAAATGAAGGGTAAATAATATGAGTATAGTCGCAAGAGACCAAGGTGGTACTGTAGTAGATGCATACACACCATCCACATCACAAGTATTTGCTGTAGGCAATACAACAGCACAATCAACTGCATTCGGTTCAAACACTACTTTGGTACGTGTATCGTGTTCTTTAGGACATTGTCATGTAGCATTTGGTACTAATCCAACAGCTTCTATCACTACAAGCATGATGATTTCAAATAACAGCACATCAATATTTAAAGTTAATGCTGGTGACAAGATGGCTTACATTAAAGATGCAGCAGTAGCTGCATCAACAGTCTGCGTAACTGAGTTAGTATAATGGCTAAACAAGGTCTTTACTCAAACATTCACGCAAAGCGTAAGCGTATTGAAGAAGGCTCTGGCGAAAAGATGAACAAGGTAGGTTCTAAGAAAGCCCCATCATCACAAGACTTCAAAGATGCAGCCAAGACAGCTAAAAAACCAGCAAAGGCTAAGAAGTAATGGCTAAAGACCCACGATTAGAGAGAGCTGGTGTAACTGGCTTTAACAAACCAAAGGCAACTCCAAACCATCCAACCAAGTCACACGTAGTAGTAGCAAAAGATGGTGACGAGATTAAAACAATTCGCTTTGGTCAACAAGGTGTAAAAGGCAGTCCAGATGGTACTAAACGTAACGAATTATTCAAGGCTCGTCATGCTGATAACATTGCCAAAGGTAAGATGTCGGCTGCGTATTGGTCGGCAAAAGTTAAGTGGTGATATATGAACGACCATTGGGCAATAATACTACTAGCTGTAATCGCTAACATCACACTCGTTATTAACGCAATACATCATTGGTAACTTATGGCTGGATTACTAGACAACAATATATTTAGCAATATGTCGGCTTGGGAAAAGGCTAAGACATTAGTTTCAGGTCACGGTGGTGCGCTATTGAACTCAATTATGCATCCTCAAGAGGCTTGGGCGCATGATGGTTATCCAGACGAATTAAGTCAATCACTAGTAAGTAAAAATCCAGAAGTTGGTTTCAAACGATATGATAGGACACCATTAGATGTGGCAATTAATTACGGTGGTGGTTATCAGTATGCAACTTCACCTAATGTATCGTATGATGAAGCTGAAAATAGAGCGAAAGCATATCAACTTAGAGGTTATCTATACGATGGAATGCTAGGCAACAAAGACCGCCAAGTAGATGCAGTACGAGATTACGAAGAAAATTTAGCCGGCATTAAGCAAGCTATAGCGGATAAGAAAGTAAACTCAGTAATGAACGAAGACAAGATTCGCCAGATGTCAGCCAAGTACGGTAAACAGAAATCAACAGTAAGACCGCAATACTAATTTTAACAACAGGGTGACCAACCTATAAGGAGTCACAACAAAATGGAACTTGAAAATAATCAAGATAAATCATCTCACGGTGGTGCAAGAACAGGTGCAGGAAGAAAGGCTGGTAGCTTAACAGCAAAGACTAGAGATATAGCCAATAAGTGTGCTGAGCTAGGCTTAACACCTTTAGAAGTAATGGTTGATGCGATGATTAAGTATCATCAAGCTGGTGATGTTGAGAATGCAGTAAGGGTAGCTAAAGATGCAGCACCTTATATACATCCTAAACTATCTAGCGTAGAACTTGGAAGCGATGCTGACAGTCCAGTAAAAATGGTAGTGTCATGGAAGAGCTAAACGTAGAGATTGATTACAGACCAAGAAAAAGCCAGTTACTAATACATGATGCAATAGAGAACAATAGGTTTGTAGTCGTAGTTGCCCACAGGCGGTTTGGTAAGACAGTATCAGCAATCAATGCGCTTCTAAAATCAGCCATATTGCTTGATAAGCCTAATGCTAGGTTTGCTTATATAGCACCTACTTACTCACAGGCTAAACGAGTTGCTTGGGATTACTTACTAGAGTACACAAGACCATTAAATGCTGTAGCTAACATTAGTGAGTTGAGGATTGATTTTCTTGGTGACAAGCGTATCAGTCTTTACGGTAGTGAGAACGGTGACAGCTTACGTGGTCAATACTTTGATGGTGTTGTACTAGACGAGGTCGGTGACCAAGACCCAAAGATTTGGAACGAGATTATAAGACCGGCACTAGCAGACAGAAAAGGTTACTGCCTGTTTATTGGTACTCCTAAAGGTAACAATCACTTTAGAGAGTTCAAAGAACGTGCAATGGTCACAGAAGGCTGGAAGTTCTTAGAGTTTAAGGCTAGTGATACTGGCATACTAGACCCACAAGAGTTGGCTAGTGCTAAGAACGAGATGGGCGAGGACAAGTACAAGCAAGAGTTTGAGTGTAGCTTTGATGCACCGGTAGAAGGTGCTTACTATGGGTCACTATTACATGAAGCTGATAACGAGAACAGAGTTACTAAGATTCCTAAAGACGAACTGGCAAAGATTGTTTGTAGCTGGGATTTGGGTGTGTCTGATTCTACTTGTATTTGGGTAGCCCAGATAGTAGGTAAAGAGATACAGCTAATAGATTGCACAGAGAACCACGGAGTAGGACTTGATTACTATGTTAGTTGGTTACGTGATAATGGCTATGACAAGGGTCAGCAGATACTTCCGCACGATGTAAGGGTCAGAGAGATGACCACAGGTCGTAGCAGACTTGAGGTGTTGATGGAAGCCGGACTAGATGTAACAGTAGCACCAAGCCTATCTATAGCAGATGGCATTCAAGCAGTCAGACGTATGCTGCCTAGATGCTGGTTTGATATGGAACACACAAAGAACGGTCTGGTTGCATTGCGTAACTATAGACGTGAGTTTAACGAGAAGCAGAATGTGTTTTACGATAAGCCAGTTCACGACTGGTCATCACACTTTGCAGACTCGTTTAGGTATTTAGCAATAGGGTTAGTAGAAGTAGATACAACGTGGTCTAAACCATTACAACAAAATAAGGCATGGGTCGTATGATGAACCAAGAAGAACTAAAGGCACTATGTGCTGACGAGATTAATAACGCTATTGGCTACTTAGAGTCCGATACAGTTCAAGCTCGTGCTGATGCCATGAACTACTACTTCCGTGACAAGTACGGTACTGAGGTAGAAGGTCGCAGCCAAGTAGTTACCGGTGAGGTAGCGGAGGCGGTAGACGGTGCATTGCCTCAATTAATCCGTGTGTTTACATCATGCGAAGACGCAGTACGCTTTGAGCCAACTAAAGACGGTGAAGAACCATTAGCTGACCAAGCTAGTGACATGGCGAACTGGGTATTCTATAAAGACAACGATGGCTTCCTAATCATGCATAACTGGTTTAAAGATGCATTGCTACAGAAGGTCGGTGTAGTTAAAGCCTACTGGGAAGAGAAGAAGGACACGATTAAAGAGAAGTACAAGGGCTTGTCTGATGACGAGCTAGCGATGATTATGCAGACCGGTGAGTGGGAAATCACCAAGCAAGTGACTGACATAGTTATTGGCATGGATGGTATGCCTTACAACACACACAGCGTGACCATACAGCGCATAAACGATGAGAGTCGTATTGCCATTGAGAACGTACCACCTGAAGAGTTCCTAATCAGCAAACGTGCTAAGACCATTGAGGACTCACCATTCACAGCTCACCGTAGGATGATTGCTAGAGGTGACTTGATTGCTATGGGCTACGACAAGAATGTAGTTGAAAGCATACCGGCAGGTGACCGCCTAGAGTATTCACCAGAGCGCCTAGCTCGTTTTGGTCGTGATGAGCAGCCAGACTACGCACAGTCATCAGATATGTCTATGGAAGAGGTAGAGATATTTGAGTGCTACATCAAGGTTGATACAGACTCCAACGGTCTATTAGAACTACGCAGGGTTATCATTGGTGGCGAAGAAATCCTATCTAATGAAGAGTGCGACTACGTACCATTCCACTCTGTATGCCCAATCCCTATTCCGCACAAATTCTTTGGTCAGTCACTAGCAGACCGCACAATGGACTTGCAACTAACCAAGTCTACGATTTTAAGACAGATGCTAGACAACCTATACCTAACAAACAACGCACGTGTAACTGCCGTAGAGGGTCAAGTAAACCTAGATGACTTGCTAACGTCTACTGCCGGTGGTGTTGTTCGTGTTAAAAACAATGCAGCAGTCACACAGTTAAACGTACAGAACACAGCAGGTCAGTCCTTCCCAATGATGGAGTACCTAGACGGTGTACAGGCTAAACGTACCGGTGTTAGTGATATGCAGCAAGGTCTTGATGCTAACGTGTTACAGAACACTACTGCAACAGCCGTGGCAGCCATGATGCAACAGTCAGCAGGTAAGCTAGAGCTAATGGCTCGTATCTTTGCTGAAACAGGTGTGAAGTCACTATTCCGTGGCATCCTTCACCTACTATGCAAATACCAAAACCAACCTAAGACAATTCGTATGCGTGGCAAATGGGTATCTTATGACCCACGTGAATGGTCTGACTTGTACGATGTATCAATCAACGTAGGCTTGGGTAATGGTAACCGCCAAGAACAGATTGCTATGCTGCAAATGATTATGGCTAAACAGGAAGAAATCAT